CGAAGGCCGTGAGCGCATCGGTGACGATGTCCGAAGTTGTGGCAAGATCTTCACCGGAAGCTGCGGCAAGGTTCATAATACCCTCAATGCCGTCCAGCATATCACCAGTTTTCCAGCCGGCCATCGCCATATAATTCATCGCTTCGGCGGCTTCAGATGCGGAGAACTTAGTCTTTGCACCCATCTCTCTGGCTTTATCTCGCAGGGCTTCCAGGTCGGAACCCGTAGCCCCAGACACCGCCGCCACCTGGCTCATGGCACTGTCGAAGTCAGCGGCTGTCTTTACTGCTGCCGTACCAAGAGCGGTAACGGCACCCGTGACGGGGAGTAGCTTCTTTCCGGCAGACTCGATATTGGAGCCGACCGTCTGTAGCTTTTCACCCGTGGCAGAAATCTTCTGTAGGGCGGTCGCGGACTGGTTTGCCTGTTCCTCCAGCCGTTTCAGCTCCTGCTCGGTTTCCACAATCTCTCGCTGAAGCCCATCATACTGCTCCTGGGTGATCGTGCCGTTCTTCAGAGCTTCGTTTGCCTGCTCCTGGGCTGTTTTCAGAGTCTGAAGTTTGTTTTTCGTTTCCTCCACAGCCTGTCCGAGCAGCTTATGCTTCTGGGCCAGTAACTCTGTATTGCCAGGGTCCAGTTTCAGAAGTTTCTCTACATCCTTAAGCTGGGACTGCGTGGACTTGATCTCTTTGTTTACATTTGCGAGGGCCTTGGTAAGCCCGGTGGTATCACCGTTGATTTCGACCGTGATGCCTTTGATACGGTTTGCCACGCAAGGTCACCTCCTTAGAATCTGTCCATATCCTCCTGGCTGGCAAGCTGCGGATATTTGTAATCGTCATTGCTGCTCTCGGCATACATATCATTCACCAGACCTATCGAAAGCAGATCCAGGTCACGGATAGAAATGCCAAGCTGTACACACCGCAAAAGGAAAAGCGGCGTTGTCATTTCGCGCTCACTTTTGCGAAGTTTTTTTTAGACTCGACCTCGGACTGCACATTCAGCCCCCAAAGCTCGATGATCTCCGGCAAGACCTGGTAAATGGAGAAGGTGTTAAACTCGTCCAGCCACTCTTCCGGGGAGTCCGGCACAGCCGTAGGGTCTGCGTGTTTCGCCATGACAAAGGCGATATTCTCAAACATTTCCAGAGAAAAAAGGTCAAGGCTGGACTGCTCCTCGCTGGAAGAATCCACAGCCTTCTCCAAATCACGGAGGTCTTTGTAGATGTCACGATGGAATTTCAAGCGATAGATACGGGGAATCGCTGCACTCGCCTTAAACATCACATCTTTGCCATCAATATTGATTTTCTTCGTCATTCCCACGATCCGTTTCCTCCTTCATTTAAGAGCCGGACTTCGTAGAAGCAGACTTGGCAGCAGACTGAACTGCGGCCTGGGCTTCTGCAGTCGGCATATACACAGCTTTGTACCAGTCGTTATAGACCGTGGCATCCGTGGTGTTACCAGTCTTGGCCTTGACCATACCGTTCGCCAGCGGCGTTGCCTTGATGGTCAGCGTTTCCGTCTGGACTTCCTTGCTGTCCTCATTGGTCTTACCCTCGATACCCGGACGGGATGCGGAACAGTTATACAGCACATGGCGGATGTGCTTCTGGTCACCATCGAACTCGAAAAGCAGGGCGAAGGATGCCAGCTCGACCTCGGAGTTCTCGATGAGGACACCCTTGTCATCCAGCTTTTCTTTCAGCACATCCGTCCGAAAGCTCTCCGGGATCATAGCAAGCTCCAGATCGCCGTCATAACCCATGTTGTTATTGATGACATAGTAGGCCACGCCATCCGCATAGAAGTTCTCCGGCTCACCATTGGCATCCAGAGAAATGGATACCGAACCGGGCATCGGGGTCGGTGCAGCATAGGAAACCACGCCCTCTTCCGAAATGGTAAGCAGGGCGTAGTGTGCATTTTTAAGGTTGAATTTGACCTTATTGTTCTTATCAGGCATTGTTAAACCTCCAATTCATAAAGCACCTCGTACAGACCCTCACTGGCGATCCATACTTCGGTCTTGTTGTAAAACAGTTCATGTTTGGAAAGCACCGACTCGATACGGGCTTCCAGTTGCGGATTTTTCTTATCCGTGTACAGTTCCAGATTCAGCCTGGAAACAGAAAAATACACGATGCCATCTGCGGCAAAGTTATCCGACCCCGGATACAGAAAAATCAAAAAGGGCGGGTTCGGTGACTCTCCCTCAGCAAAATGGTCATACGCATGGGGAAGGCCCATCTCAGTGACCATTGCTACTACTTCTTCATGACTCATTCAGACAGCCCCTCCTTAATCCGATCTTCCAGGTCACGAATACCTTTTTCTTCAGCAACGGCTATATGTGGTCTTGCGGCAACCCGACCACCGCCACGCTTGGCATGACCATGTTCCAACAGGTGGGCAATCTGATAACGATTGGCAGAATGGACTGTCATCTCCAGCTTGGTTGATGTTTCCGCTTGCTTCGATGCCCGCCAGCTCTTGCTGTAGGCCCCGGTGTCCTTTGGAGCATGGGCTTCAATCTCATCCTTTACCGTCTTGGCAGAATGCCGTACCGCCTTTTTCATCGTGTCAGTGGCAAGGTCTGCATATTCCTCCAAACCTTCCATGATGGCATCAGCCAGACCATCAACAGGCACATTCCTGCCCATTTCATCACCTCCGAACCTTGGTGGCAGTCAGCTTCAGCGTTTCGTGCCGGAACTGAAAATCATCCACCAGCGTAATGTTGTAAATGCCACCCTCGAATAGAATGCGGTAGTGGTCGCTGTCCATATCCGAAAGAGCCGCACAGTAACGCACCGTAAAGGTGTAGCTATCCGAAGCCACAGTCTGTCCGGCAACTTCCTGCTCCTGTCCGGCTGTCTTACCAGCAGCAAGGTTAGCGTAGGCATAGCAGGAATAGTAATCTTTCCAGACTGCCGTATGGTTGCCGATGGCATCCGTTTCCACAGTGTTCTTCTGAATAGTGATGCGGGAACGCATCTTGGAAATCTCCATCAGAAGACCTCCTTCCGGGCCCCACCTAACAAACTTCGAAGCGAAAGTACCAAATCGTGATAGTCCGCTTCTTCTCGGTGTTCGTACATATAGGCGGCCGCAAACAGGATTGCAACATCACCATAGGTTGCATTATTCAGCACGGCAACATCCGATGTCATCAGCACATCCATGCATAACTTCTTTGCGGCGGCATAGATGCGCTCTATCATCTTGTCATCGTCATCGTAGTCGATCCGGAGATATTGCTTCACATCTTGGGATGAAACCATATCAATCACCGCCTTTCTAAAAATGTAGGGGCGATGCCATAAGGAACCACCCCAGAGGATTATTTTTCGGACAGCTTCATGACCTGCACGGCTTCCGGCAGAATCAGCTTACCGTCCACGCGCTCCTTGGCAACAAAGCCGATCATGCCGTTGCCAGCGAACAGCTCATTGAGCTGCTTAAAGGAACGGGTGCCTCGGTCACCGATGTTGTAATACTTGTAATCACCAAAGGCGATGGCATCGGTCGGGGCATAGGCAGAGGTGCGGACGCTGTAGCCGAGCAGACGGTCAGGCTCACCCAACTGGTAGGACGGCTGCCAAATATACGCACCGTTGTTGTCCTTCAGCTTACGGAGCTGGGCAAGAGTGGCATCGTTCATGATGAAGGATGCGTTCTTTCGGTAAGGACGCTTCAGACCATAGGCAAGGTCGAGCATATCATCGGACTTGATGGCGGCAGTCAGAGTCTTGAACAGATGACCGCCCTTGGTCGCATCGAAGATACCAGTCGGCTTGCCTGTACCGTCACCATTGAGGAACGCATCCTCTTCCGCATTGGCCAGAGCCTTACCGAACTGGGTGATGATATAGCTTTCCAGGTTGAAAGCATTGTCGTAGAGCAGTTCCTCCGTCACCTTGATGGCAACGTGCAGCTTGAACGCATCCAGGAAAGTCTGGTCGAAAGTGGCATCGCCAAATGACAGCGCACCGCCTTCCTCAATCCACGCAGCGGCAGGCTTGGTGGCGGCAATGTTGATCTTGTGCTGGCCGGAGGTGGTGATGTGGGTCGCAAGA